AATTTTCGGCCGCAGCGCAGCCATGATCCGTTCCTCGCGCGCCAGTCGTTCGGCGCGTATTTCCTGCCAAGCTGCGAGCATCCTGCGGCGTTGGCCGTTCTCGATCTCGTCAAGCAAAGCTTGCAGGCGGGCGGTTTCGTGGGGGTGTTCGATGTTCATGCGTTTGCGTCCATATCGGCCAGCGCCTCAATCAGATCGGCAAGCGCCTCGTCCTCAGTGCGGCCAAAGCCGACCACATTGTCTGGGCCGAGATCGTCCTCGCCTTTAACGTAAGCGGTCCAGCCGGGGAGGTTGGGGTAGCGGTTCTGGCGGGCATACAGTTCGCGGGTCATGCTGCCACCCGCACAGCCTGCGAGTTGAGCCAAGCCTTCGCATCGTCGATTTTGTCGAACTGCGCAGACGCTTCGACCCCAGCCTTGCCGTGGATCACAGCATCCCATTTGCGGCGGAAGCCAATGCCGATGCTGACCTCATACAGGCGGTCTGCAATCGCCACCTCGCGGTGGATTGGGCCGGACTTGTGCAGGCCGAGGTCTATGTATTCGTTGGTGAAGCTGAGCATGTCTGTTCTCCTCTGATGGGAGAACCGTAACACAGAGCGTTATGGGGTCAAGACGAAATCGTAACGCGGGGCGTTATTTATTTTCGACCGCCTTGATCAGCCGGATAGCCTGCTCGCGTTCGGCGGGCGTCTTCTGTCGGATCAGCCGCATCAGATCCACAACCTCGCCTTCCTTCTCAGGGTTCACGCTGATAAGCGCCCATTCCGGCACATCGAGGGCCACCGACAGTGCGGCCAGGATTGGTTCGGAATAGGGCTGAAGCCCGCGCTCTATACGCGACAGGCTCATAGCGCTGATCATTTCCTCGCCGGGTGCGGCTTCCATGCGGGCCGCAAGGCGGGCAAGGGACAGGCCCGCCTTGTCTCGCCACTGCTTGATATAGTGTCTTGGAGCGCCGGGGGTTTTTGCCATGCTCTATTGTAACCCCCGTGGTTACTAGTGGATATATCGCGGAGCGTTATGAAAAGGCCTTGACGCCGTAACACGGGGTGTTATGGTTCCGGTCATGGCACACCCTTTGAGACAATGGCTCGACGCCAAACCGGAAACGCAGGAGGCTTTTGCCGCCCGCGTCGGCATATCACGGATGCAGCTTTGGCGCATCCTGACCGGCGAAATCCCATCGCGCAGAACCGCCATCAGCATTGAGGCGGCAACCGATGGTTCGATAACGGCCATCCGCCTGCTTGGGCTTGAGCGCCGCGAGGGCGCCCAATGAACCGCGAAGACCCCCTCCACGCCGTCCGCGGCATCGTGTTCGCGGTGCCTGTTTCGATAGCCCTCTGGGTCGTCATCCTGCTGGCGGTGGGGTGGGTGGCCAGATGAGCCAATTATCGCTTCTTGAGTGGTCCCCCGTGACCAAGGCCCGCAAGCGTGGCCCTGCGACGTCAAAGGCAGCAGCGCGCCGGGCACAGCCAGGATGCAGCCGGCAATGCAACGCCATCCTGCAAGCCCTTTCTCGCGCGCCTCACGGGCTGACGAGAACCGAAGCCTGCGACCTGACCGGCATCCTCAACCAATCCGCCTGCGCTCGCCTGAGTGAGCTTTTGGCGGGTGGCTTTGCCGAGACTGCCGGCACACGCGAAGGCCCGTTTGGCGACCTCGTGACTGTCTACCGCGCGACACCTGCCGGCCAAGCCCGCGCGCGTGTCCTGCGTGATTTGAACCGAACCGAACGATAACAAAAGGAAGCTGGGGAATGTCTGCATCACCATCAAGCCGCTGGAGCGCGGAAAGCGTTGCCTACATTCGCGCGCTGGCAAACGAAGGCCGCTCCGGCCGCGAAATCGCAGCGCAGTTCGGTGTCACTCGGAACACCGTGATTGGCGTCTGCTATCGCAATAAGATCAGCCTTGGCGGCACGGGCACCCTCAGCCAAAAACGTGTGCTGAACGCAAACGTTCCCACGCTCGCACAGAAGCGCAAGGAAGCCCGCCAGAGACGCGCGGCACCCCTGAAGGCACCCAAGCCCGTTTTGCAGCCTGTGTTCATCCCTGAGCATCCTGCGGGCATCCTGGTCCATCAGCTTACGAACCACACCTGCCGGTGGCCGGTCCATGACACCCTGCCGGGCCGGTATTGCGGCCAGCATGCCGAAAGCGGCTCCTACTGCGCGCACCATCATGCGCGGGCGTATCGGGGGCTTGCATGAGCACGATCATCGAGGAGCTTGAGGAGCGCGTCGAATACTGGCGCAACCGCGCCGAAGCGGCTGAAGCTGCTATCGGAATGGGCGACCAGTGGCACAGGGCTGTTGCGCCTTTGAGCCTTCAGATGACGCGGATGATGCGCCTGATCGCTGCCCGTCCGCTTACATCTGTCGAGCTCACGGATGCTCTGGTGTCGGAATATCCGAACACCACCGTCCGCACCATGATCGTCCGGCTTTGCCAGATTCGCCAGCTTGTGCCGGCCAACATCATGCCAGTGTCGGGAGGCTATAACCGCCCCTACGCCGTCAAAGACCCAGCAGCCCTGAAAGCATTTCTGGCTGGCGGCAAGCTAAGCCCAAAAACTACGTCCGGCGCGACCCGCTTAATGAGTATTAGCCAGACGATAGGGCAGGCTTGATCGATGAGCAAAGCCACAAACTCCGAAGAATTTGCCGCCGCTATGGCCCGCACACAAGCCCGCAAAGACGCGGAAGACGCGCTGCCGCCTGAAGCCAAGGCCTTCCTGAAAGCCCTTCAACACCGCTGGTTTCCTGTCGGAAAGACTGAGGATTACAACCTCGTCAAGCGGACCCTGATCGATGCCTGGAGCAAGTCATGACCGCGCCTAACCGTATTGAAGCCGAAGCCGGGATTATCGGCGCCGCAATGTATAGCGACGAGTTCTGGGCAATCCTTGAACCCATCCGGTCTGAGCAATTCTTCGACAAGCGTCACGCCAGCATGTGGGCGGCCATCCTGTCGCTGCGCACGCGTGGCATGGCGGCGACGGAGCCAGCCCTGATAGAGAGCGGCTGCGCCTCGGCCGAATACATTGCCGAGATGGCCGAAAGCGCCGTCTTCGGCCCTGAGCTTCGGGACTGTGTGAAGATGGTGCTGGACACCTACCAGCGCCGGGAGCTCATCCGCCTGTGCGAGGAACTGAAGGCCCGCGCCCTTGGCGGTGACGGCTATGTAGAGCCTGCCGAAATCCTGGCCGATGCTGAAGCGGCATTGTCGAACCTGTCGCGCTCCTGTGGCGGTGTAGACGCTTGGCAGGGGATGGACCAGATCGGCTTTGACCTGATCCACTCGATCCGCGACAGCCTTGCCAGCAATAAGCCGCGCGGCCTGCCTACGGGCATCCTGCGCCTTGATACGTTCATGGGCGGGATGCGGCCCGGTGATCTGGTGATCGTGGCCGGCGCAAGCTCGATGGGCAAGACCTGCCTTGCCCGAAACATTGCTTACAACGTCGCCCGCGCTGGCGGGAAGGTTGCGTTCTTCTCGCAGGAGATGAGCGAGGAACAGATCGGCATGAGAACGCTAACAGCCGAGGCCAGACGGGCAGGGGCGGCTATCGTGCCCTACCGGGACATCGACAACCTGACGGTCCTGCCGCGCGATCTGGACGCGCTGGAGGAGGTTGCAAAGGACTTCACGGGCCGGATGGCTATTGATCCGTCTGGATCACTGACGGCGCTCGACATCCGCATTCGCTGCCGGGCGGCTGAAAAGCGCCTTGGGGGCCTGGACCTGATCGTCATCGACTATCTCCAGATTATGAACATCGGCGGCGTGAAGGGAGCAAACTTTTCCGTTGCCGTTGGCCGCGTCACCAGCGCCCTGAAAGCCCTTGCGAAAGAGTTTGGCGTGCCGGTGCTGCTGCTCTCGCAATTGTCTCGCCTGAAGGACAAGACCGACAAGCGCCCCGCCCTCGATGATCTGCGTGATTCCGGCTCGATTGAGCAGGACGCGGACAAGGTGATCGCGGTTTACCGGGAGCATTACTACGTCTCGCGCGCCGAGCCTGACCGGCAGGACGTGGGGGAACACTACGAGTGGGAAAAGACCTGCCGCACCCTGAAAAACAAGGTGGAAGCGAACGTCATCAAGAACCGCATGGGCCGGACGGGCAGCGTTGATCTGTGGATCGACATGGAAACCGATCTGGTCCTGTCCGACGTGAACGAGCTCGCCCGTGCCCAGGTTGTTCCGATGCACAGGGGGCAGGTAGAATGATCCACCATTTCGATACCGACGTTGCTGAGAGGGTGGGCATTCACGCCGCGTGCGTTGCCTATGCCATCGAGTACTGGTGCCGCCACAAGACCGCCAACGGGCGCGACATTCATGATGGCAAAGCGTGGGTCTACAACTCCACAAAGGCGTGGGCGGAACTCATCCCGTACATGTCCGAAAAGCAGATTAGGACCGCGCTTAACAAGCTCCGGGACGAGAGGCTGATTGAGGTCCGAAACCTGAACATCAAGCAGTACGACCAGACGCTCTGGTATGCATGGATCGGGCTGGAACCTGTAGCAAACGCTGCCAATTGCCCAAATGGGCAACTGGATTTCCCAAATGGGCAAATGGAGTTGCCCAAACGGGCAAATGCAATTGCCCAAAAGGGCGAACCTATACCAGTAGAAATACCCTATAAAATACCCAGTAAGGTTTTAGTGCCCGCCGAGACGGCGGACGAAAAGCCCGAACTCGACAATTTGCCATTGGCCTTCGACACGATCTGGAAAGCGTGGAGCAAGGTCGGCAAGGAACGCTCGAAAGCCAAGCCGCTGTGCATCGCTGCGCTGAAGCGGGCTGCCAAAGACCACGACCTGCGAGACCTGACGCGCGCTGCGCTACGCTACGCAAAGGCCACTGATCCCGCCTTCCACAAGGGCCTGCATTCGTGGCTGGCAGGCGGGTTCTACGAGAACTTCCTTCCTACGAAAGCCCCTGCTGCAGCGCCAGCCGAAGCGCCTGCCATCTCAGACCTGGAACTCGCCTTCCAACGCTTTGCCGAAACCGGCGAATGGACCGGCGACCGCATTGGCCATCCGTTCCCGCCGCACCACCCAAGCGCAAACTACGCGCCTGAGCTCTACGCCCGGTTCACACAGGAGCAGGCAGCATGAGCCGCACCAGCCCCCTCCAGACCCCCGAAGACCTGCGCGCAGAACGCCACGCCCGCGCCTTGTCGCAAACGCAGACAGCCGCCCCACAGCCTGATCCGCAAGTCCTCCGGCTTTCCGCGCAGGGATACGTCCCGGTGCAAATCGCCTCGATGCTTCGGATGCCCCTGAGCGACGTGAAGCTGATGTTGGCAACCCAAAACGAGGTGAGACGATGACCGAAGATGAAGCGAAGACGAAGTGGTGTCCGCATGTGCGCCACACTGCGCTGCCAATGTCGAACGGCGATGCAGCCGTCTACGATAATCGGTCATGCGAAGTCGCGTTTCATGTGGCGGGGTGCTGCATCGGCTCCGCCTGCATGGCGTGGCGCTTCAATATCGGGATGGGCAGTAGCTTGCCGATGGGGACCGGCTTCTGCGGCCTAGCGGGGCGCCCATGACCCGCCTCGGCGCATTCCTCTGCAAGCTAAACCGCCACGATTTTGCAGCGCCCGACCCTGACGACTTTGGCCGCGTCTGGTGTGCCCGCTGCGGCACGAGGAAGCCCAAGGTTTTCCAGCAGATCCAGACCGACGAGCAACGGGGTCGGGAATTGAACCGCCCAAAAACACGAGGACAACGCTGATGCTTTACGCTTTCACCAGTGCCCACCCCCTGAAAGCCGCTGCTGAGTTCCGCGAGGCTAAAGTCGAGGCTTTCGCAATCTGTATGCTCGACCGGCGCAAAGCAGCCCGATCGGTGCGCAAGTCAACGGCAAGCGTCCAGAAGCCGATTGTGGCCCTTCAGGGTTATGTGTTCGCGGTTTCGCCCGATGCCTGGATGGTCTCGCAGATGAAACACGTCCGTAATGCCGTCAGGTTCACCGCTGGCGGGCGTTGGCAGCCTGTGCCTACCCGTGAGGCCGAATGGCTGCAAAACCCGCCCAAGGGCCTTTTCCACGATACTGAGATACCTCGCTTCCTGAACCGCCCTGCGCCTCCGGTGGTGAAAGCGGGCGATGTGATCCGGTTCACTCTGGCAGCGCAGGAACACGAACGGCCTGTGATGTCGGTTGACGGGCAGACGCTGCTGACGGAAATCAGGCTGCTCGGCCGGGACGTGCGGGTCAGGATTGCGATGGATCAGGTGGAGGTGGCGGCGTGACTGATTGGCAGACAATCGACACAGCTCCAGAATACGCCAATCTCATACTGTGGAACGGTCGGCAGGTTGTCTATGGCTGGCGCGTAAAAATGCCTAATGGAACTATCGGATGGGCCAATTCAGATGAAACCTGGAGGTCGGACGGACGCCTTTTAGAGCCTCAGCCAACGCACTGGATGTTCATGCCAAGCCCACCCGTTGACGCCCCGACCGAATAACGGCACAAGATACGGGCTGAAGATCCGCAGGCAAGGCTAAGGCCCCGAGCAGCGTTCAGCGAAACCGGGGTGGGGCACACGCGCACAAGAGCGCTCCCTTACCCCAAAGTGCAAAGCATTGCCAAAAGCCCCGCCGGCGAGCCAAGCCGTCTACACACCCAGACCACGTCCCTAGTCCCAAGAGTGGACGTGCTTGGCTCTCCCGCCCGACTGGAGACATCCCACATGATCGACCTGGAACTCTCCCGCCTAGCGGGCGCCCTGCGTGCGGCCGAAGACACGCTGAACAGCCCTGACTTCGCCAGCAAACAGGCGCGCCTCGTCTCGCTGGAAACTGAGGTCCAGGACGCTCTCGCCCGCCTCGATGCAGAGCGTGAAACCTTGGCCGCAGCCCTTGAAGGCGATGAAGCCGCCTACGAGGACGCCCAGAACGAGCTCACGCGCTACATCGCGCTGAACTACCTGTCCGACACGCTGTCCGAAGACGACGACGACGACGACATTCTCGAACCCATCCGCGCCGTGCCGGAACCCGATGACGAGTTTTCCACTCCCCGCGCCAATGGCGCCCTAAGCGACTGAACCCACGAAAGGGGCTGACCATGAAGAACATCGACCTGCCTACCATTGGCAACGCCCTTGCTGGCCTCGCCCTTGCCTTCCTCGTGGACAACATCGCCCTTGATGGTGCTGTGACGAAAGCCCTGCCGTCTGAGTTCGTGGCAATGGTCGGCTTCGTGATCTTTGCCGGCGCCTGCTTCTATGGCTACAAGGCCGCCAAGCGTAACGCCTGATGTTCCTCGCCGCTATCCTCGCCTGCCTCGGCCTCGGCTTCTTCATCGCCATTGCAAGCCAGACATGGCCGGAAAACTAAAGACCGAACGCGAGCAACTGGAAGCCGAGCTGATCCGCACAGACCGGACGCTCGCACTGGATCGCAGGGAACTTGCTGCCAT